GAGATCCCCGCTCCGGGCGATCACGGCGCCGAGCTTCTCGGGCGTGACGAGCAGGCGCCCGTCCGGCTCGGTGAACTCGCGCGCCAAGCCCGAGAGCTTCTCGGTGAAGGCGACGGCCTCCTTCCAGCGCATCTCGCGGACGGTGACCGTCTGGCCGCGCAGGGGAACCTCCTTGATCGGGTGCAGGATGGCAAAGTCACTCATGGTGGGTGGTTGGAAAGAGCCGGGGAGAAGGCGCACCGCGCGCTCGATCCCCGGCCCCTGGGTGAGACTACGCCGCCGACCGCCGTTTGATGGCGGGCTTGGTGGTCGCGGTGGCCCGGACCTTCCAGGTGCCGAACTCGCCGCTCTGGGTTGGGAACTCGGTGGCCCGCAGCACCCCCGTGAAGGTCGTGGTCTTGAGCGGAATCTTCGAGAACTGGTTCGTCTCGAGGATCATCACATCGCCCCGGAAGGTGGGCGTCTCGAGGCCGGTGAAGGTCTCGAAATCGACGGCCACGTTGCCGAAGGTGAGGTCCACGTTGTCCCCAGCATCGACGTTGTCGGTGTCATGGAACCGGATCAGGCCCACGTCGAGGTCCACGTCGTAGTCGGTGCCCTCGGTGAGGGTGACCGTGGCGATCTTGGCCACGACGGTGTTCAAGCCCACCTTGCCGATCGGGTACCACCGCTCGCAGACGATGCTGGTGATGGTCGCCGTTCCCGCCGGGGCGGTGGCGGCGGCCTGCTGAGCGGTTGTGCCCTGGGCGGAAAGGTCCTTGATCTTCAGGAGACTCGCGTCGAACTCGTCCAGGGTGAATTCCCAGGCGTAGGTGACGACGTCGGTCTGCTCGTCGTTGGTGCGCCGGTAGCCGGCCTCGGCGACGACGCGGGTGACCGGGCTGCGCTCGTGGGCTTCGCTGTACTCCTTGACGTTGCCCAAGTCCACATAGCTGGTTTCGCCATGGGGCTTGAAGAGGACGCGGGCGGTGAGTTTTTCGTGGGCCTCAATGTGGCCGAGGGTGATGGTGCTGGGCATAGGAACGGGTGCGGGTACGGGGTTGCGGTTTGGGTTCAGGGGCCGGGCCTGCTTCAGGCTCAGCCGGGACAACGGGTGGGACCGGAGCGGCGGACTCCGTTGGCGGAGGCGGCACTGCCGCCGGCGGTGCCTCGGCCGGTTCGCCGACCTTTAGATCGATGAGGAACGCGGCGGACGCGGGCGGGAGGTTCACGACCATGCCGGCCTTGAACGTCCGGGCGTTGACGATGTGATCGCGCCGGAGGCGAATGCGGACTTCGTTCATAGGCTTTGCGGGGTTGTGGCCAGGGCCTCGGCCAGGCCCTTGCGGATGGCTTCGGCGAACACCTTGGCGGCGCCCGAGGTGTCCACGCGCAGGATCTGCCGGGAGGCCTCATCCCAGAGGCTGACGCCAGCGGTGAGGTAGATGGTGCCCTTGCTCCCGCGCAGCTCGCGGATGGGCAACTCCCGCAGGGCGGCGGCAAGGCTGCTGGGCGTGTAGTTGTCCGAGTCGGCCAGCGCCTCGAGCGCCGTCACCGACGCGACGAAGTAGGCGCGGTCCTCGGGGTTGTCGGCCAGGTGCAGGCCCGCGCCGACGAACGCGGCGAGGTTGGCGACCTTGGCCGCCTGGTCGATCTTCTCGGCCGGGGTCAGGGTCGAACAGCCCGCCACCGCGAAGGCGGCGAGGATGGACAGGAACAGGGTCTTCAGATGTGTTTTCATGGGTTCAGGGTGGGGTCTTTCGAGAGGTAGATGCAGGGGCGCGCCCCGAGTTCGCCCCGCAGATCCTGGAGCGCTTTCACCACCTGGGACTGCTGGGCGACCAGTTGGCGAACGAGCCACGCGGAGAACACGATGGCCGCAATCGCCGTCACCAGGGAGAGCCAGACGATGTCTTTCTCACGGGCCAGGTCCGCCACGTGGGTCACGGTCTCGACTTCGGGCGCGACGGCAAACGCGATCAGGACGCCCCCGTGAATGAGCCACAGGAGCATGGCGATGAAGGTCAGGCGTTTGATGCGGGCGGTCTTCATTGTCGGGGTTCGGTGGTGAGTTCAGCCAGGGCGTTTACGAGCATTCGGTTGACGCCGTTCACCTTGCCCAGGTTGTCGAAGGGCGGGTCATCGAGCGTGATCCGGTCCGGCCCCACGCGAGCGCCGGAAAGGGCTTCCATGACGTACTGGGCGGCGTCTTCGTGATGCAGGTTCACCCCGCCTGGGGCGCGGCAGACGGCGACGTTCTCCTCGATGAACACGAAGATGGCCAGGTGCTGGATCACGGCGCCCGTGCTCGAGGCGTCCACGATCCCGCCCGACTCGATCCGCCAGACGAGCAGGCTCAAGCCCTGGGCTTTAAGGGCCGCCACCCGCTCCTTGTTCGCTTCACCCAGGCCGTCATCGAGGACGATGGGCACCCCGGCCAGGCGCGGGTGCGCTTCGAGGAGGGCTTTCACGTTGGATTGCACATCGGCGAGTCTCATGCGAGCCGCGCCTTTCTCGCCTGGGCGGCCAGGGCGCCCTCGATCCAACGCCGCATCCGGCCCTCGCGGCGGGCGAGCGCCTTGCGGACGATGATCTGGGCATGCCGGCTGCCGGCCCAGCGGGTGTCGTTCTGAAGCCGGACCATGGGTTTAGGCGCGCTCGACTGGTCAACGAGCCGCCCGGCCCAGAGATGCGGCCGCAGCCAGGCTTGGACCTTGCGGCCCAGGGCCAGGAGCGACGCCGCCCAGCCGCCCTTGGCAAGACCGACCCGCTGGCGCATCGAGCGCGTATAAGCCGCCTCTTCCTGGTAATCGGGTGTGGCCTGGGCGAGTTGCCGGCGCACGCGGCCCTCGGCATCGCGGGCTTTCTTGTGAACCGGCGGCTCGAAGGGCAGGATCCGCTCGCTGCTGAAGTGCCGAAAGACTTCCTGGAGCGCAGCGTGTTTCTTCTGCCGGATCAGGTCGGCCAGGCTTTTCGACTCCCATTCGGAGGGAACGAGCGGCCGGGCGGCGCACCGGATGTCGCGGGCAAGCCGCGCTTCGCCCGTCTTCCTCGCGCCGTAGGAGCGCCCATTTACGATCCCCTTCTGCGGCGGGGTGTCCTCCACGAGTTCATCGGCAAGCAGCCCGGCCTGAAGGCGCAGGCCCTCGGCCAGCGTCAACTTCTTCAAGGCAATGAACTGGTTCATCGCCGCCTCGAAGCTGGTGGTGTCCACCCGGATGTCGCCCGTGTTCACGCCGCTTCCCTTTCGCAAGTGAACCGCGCCGCGATGTCGATCCCGCCCCGCTCGATCCGCACCACCCGGTAATCGGTCGCGTTGCCGGTATCGCGGAGGACGTCCCCGACCTGGACGGCCGTGTCCCCAAGATCAGCGAGCAGGATGGCAAGCCGGACCGCCTGGCGCAGCTCGGGCTCGACCGTGCCCGAACCCGCGTCGGCCACCGACCCCGGTTGCGGTCCCTGGTACTGCTCGACCGGGGCAGGGAAGCTCCCCCGGTCGGGCAAGAGCGTGACCGTGATCCCGCGCACGGCGAGCTGCGCCCGGAACCCCGCCACCCGCGCTTGTTGAATGAGCGTCACTTGACGTCTCCCTTGGCCGGCTTGGCAGGCCGGGCCGATCGGGCCGACCGTTCCTGCTCATCCAGCAGCCAGGCCACGTCCCGGTTCCGCCGGGCCAGCCGGCGCAGCCGGGCGTCCCGGCCTTTCTCGACCTGCATCCGTTGCACGCGCTTGAGATCGAGCGCCGTCAACGCGACGGGCTCGGGGTAGGGATCGACTCGGGGAGTGCTCATGGTCGGTTATCCGTTGGTGCGGATGCAGACGGCGCCCACGCGGTTGGCGGTCGCCAGCACCAGGTTCCAGTTGGCGATGGTCCCGAGTTCCGCGTTGCTCGGGCTCTCGGCCGCCGGGGTCCCCACCCACTTCATCCCGTTCAGGTGCATCACGAACCGGGTCCGGTCGTAGATGATCTCGTTGTTGAGCCCGAACTTCTTCTCCATCTGGAGCGCGGCCACGTCCACGACGTCGGTCTTCTGCGGCTTCTCGCCCCGGGCGATGATGCCCTTGGCCAAGAGATAGGTGTCATACACGTAGCCGTTGGTGGTGCCTGCCCGGACCAGGGATTCGCTGGTGTAGATCGGGATGCCCCGGTAGGTGCGGATGGTCCAGGGACCCCGGCTGGCCTTGTCGAAGCTGGTCTCATCGGCCAGTTCGAGCGCGGCCAGGATCGTGGGATGCAGCCAGAGGGCACCGTCCATGAGGTCGTCGGCCAGTTCGCCCATGAGGCTCTTGGCGTGGATGAAGAGCTCGATGCTCATCAGCTCCGCCGCGGTCGCCCCATCGCCCGACTCATCGAAGGCGTCCACGCGGACGGCCTTCAGGGTAGCGGCCACGCCGTTGACCCCCGCCGACCCGAACGCCCCGCGCACCATGGCGAGCAAGGTCTTCTGGCGTTGCTTGAGCCGGCGCTGGACCATCTGGGCGGTGATCTCGCCCACCGGATCCTCGCCGGAGAGTTGGGCCGCGAACGCCGTGGCCGAACTCTTGCACACGCGGTTGCAGGCGACGGCCTTCATCTGGCCGCTGGTGATCTTGTTGTCGACGGTCGGCTCGGCGTTCTCGACCTGGATCTCGTCATCCTGGTCGGTGATGTCCTTGAAGAAGGGGATCATGGCGACTTCCCCTGGGCCGGAAGCGAGTTCCGAGGCCTTGGGGTTGTCGACGACGACGCCCGAGTTGAGCAGGACCGGGAAGGTGGCCTGCTTTTCCCGCATCGTGGCGAGCCAGATGTCGGGGATCCAGAGATCGCTGATGGTCGTTGGCATGGGAGCTTGGAGCAGGGAGCACGGAGCAGGGAGCCCCGAGCCCGCGGCGTTGGGTTAGGTGTTGGGTTTGGCAGACAGTTCGGCGAGCGAGCCGACGCCTTTGGCGGCAAGGACGCGCTGGGTGGGCGTGAGGTCGGCGTCGGCCGGGGGTTGCTTGTGTTCGGCGGCCTTGGGGCGCAGGCCCAGCTTCTGGACCTCCGCGGCGACCGCCGCGTTGAAGTCGGCCATCTTCGCGGTGAGCCCGGCGTTCTCGGTCTTGAGCCGGGCGTTCTCCTCGCCTGCGACCTTGGCCGCGGTTTCGACGGTCTCGAGTCGCTTGGCGAGGGCCTCGGCATGCTGGGTAGCCTCGGCGCTCTGCGCTTGGGCGGTTTCGAGGAGGTCGGTCGCGGCGGTAAGCTCGGCGGTGAGCCGGGCGTTTTCCGTGGTCAACCGTTCGTTGGTGGCCAGGATGTCCTCCTGGTCCGGGATGTTCAGTTTGTCAGGCATACGTCATCCGTATTCATCCAAGGGTGGAACGTTCACTTGCGCGGGCGAGTCGGCGGGCCAGCGCCCGCGCGTACCCGAGGTCCCCGAGGGCGTCCACCAACCCCTGTCGCTTGGCTTCGCGCCCGTCGAGCACCTGGCCCTGCATGGCTTCATCGGGAACGCCTTCGCGGACCCGTCGAACGTCGGCTCGGAACACATCGAAGGTGCGCTGCGCCTGGCGGGTGAACTCGGCCGCGTGATCCTCGGTGACGGGTGCGCCGGGCATCCCCGCCGCCTTGAACGTCCCCTCCCGGTTGGTGAAGACCCGAACCTCGATCCCGGCATTCGCCAGCATCCGGTGGAAGTCCACCACGGAAACGTAGGCCCCAATGCTGCCGACCATGGCGCTCCGAGTGGACACGACCGCCGAGGCCTGCGAGCCGATCCAGTAGGCCAAGTTGCACATCATGCCCCCCCACCCAGGCCACAGTGGGCTTGCGGGGCTCGAACACTTGATCGGTCTCCTGGCGCCAGGACCGGCCTCGGTTGCCGTAGTGATCCCGCCGGCTCATCAGGCCCCGGGCCACGTCCTCGCGCTCCTGGGCCATCTCCCGCCCGGCGTCGATGGTGATCTTGGAGGGGCCGATGAAGTCGCATCGCGCCCAGCCGTCCGTGCTCGGGAGCGCGCCGGACGTGATGGCGCTAGCGATCACCCGCTGCCAGGCCGACCGGCCCAGGCGTGCCGCCACCTGTTTGCGACGGTCAAACTTGCGTTGCGCCTTGCCGTTCACCGCTCGCTGGTTGGTGCCGGTGAGCTTCTCGTGGAGGAAGAAGGCCGGCGGCAGACCCAAGCCCGCCACGAAGCACCCGGCGAGGTAGCTGATGACCTCGATGTTGTTGGCCGGGGCGCTGGGCGTGTTGACCTGCTTCAACTCATGGCCTTCGGGCACGGTCGGGATGTCCCCGGCGATCAGGTCGGCGACCGTGAAGCTGCGTTGCTTGGCGTTGGTCTCGGCCGGAGCTTCCTCCTCGGTCGAGACCTCGCCCGCGGGCTCGGGCGGGTTGCCCCACGGGTTCTCCTCGAGCGGCGCCCCCTGGATGGCGAGGGTGAGCGCGGTCGAGAGCTTGGAGAGGACCTTCTGAAAGCCTTTGATGTCGTTGCCATCCCGCATGTCATTCGCCCCGCGGCGAATCGGACTCATGCCCCGGTACTGGGTGTACCGTTCGAGGTCAAAGAGGTGGATGAGCGTGTTGGCATCGAGGAAGGTCTGACCGTCCAGCCAGTAGCCCAGGACCCGGCCTTGGGTGTCGAGTTGGATGCCATCGAAGATCCGGTCATCCGCCGCCGTGGGCTTGTCGATCCGCCAGGCCTCGAAAAGCTGGATCTGAGGGAAACCCGCCTCATCGGTCCAGAGGGCGAACACTTCGCCATCAGTGTCGAGGTAGAACGAGCCCAGGCGCTGGAGATCCCAGAAGTCGAACCGCCCGGTGAAGTCCGCGCGCTCGGCCCAATCATCGAAGAGGCTATTGGCCGCTTCATTCCACTTCCGGTCCAGGGTCGCCGCCCGCGGGATCATTGGGGTGGAGTAGTTGGCGACGAGGTCCGTGGCGTAGAAGACGAGCCCCACGTTGTCCCAGAGGTAGCGGGCGACGCTGGCGAGTTGGAGCCGGTTGAACTTGGTGAGCAGCCGGTGGACGTGGAGGCCGGTGGCCGGGATCGGGGTCCGGTGATCGACCGTGTTCAACGCCTCGAAGTAGTGTCGGACCGGCGTCACCGGTGGGGCCAGACTGCCGGCCTGCGGCGGGGATTTCTTGAGTCCCTGCCGTCCCTTGGGTCCCTTCGGTGGGACGGGATCGGTACGAATGTGCAAGAGCTTGCGGAGCAATGGAATCACAGGACAGCCTTGTGGAAGGTGGGGTGCAGGCGGTTGAACCGGGGCACGTCCAGGGGCGGATTCTCCGGGTCGGCGAGGGTGTTCACCCACTCCAGCGCCTCCTCCGCCATCACGGCGAGTTCGGCCGGGGTGTAGGCGCGCTCGAAAGTGAACGTGACCGAACCGCCGGCCTCGGCGGTCGAGAGGACCGTCTGGCCGTTGACCACGTTGGCGGCCCACTTCTGTGTGACCAACGCTTCCAATGCGCCGAGCAGGGTCGCCCCCTTGGTCAGTTGCGATTTGAGCGCCCGGACCAGCATCCGGACTTCCAGTCTTGGACGTGCCGTCACACTGAAGGGGTAACGTTCGGATGCGCGCATAACGTGACGCCAGGAGCGGTTTGCGATGCATGGGAGACGGATCTGCTCAAGGTCACGCTTGCCGAACGACCCACTAGACGCTTAGACGCCGTCTATGCGAACTCCCTCTCGACAAACCAGACACGCAGGAGTAAGCCTCTGTCTGACGCACTGCACTGCGTCAAACAGTTCGCCAAGTACCTGTCGCACTCATCGTCTGGCCCATGAGTTCTTCGCGCGTGAAGCCTCGGTGCTGGTTCGTGGGGGGCGGGATCCTTGGCGTGATATTATTAGTGCTATACGCATTCGGACTTTTCAGATTTCACCTCCGGTGGCGCGACATTGTCCCGCGGATGGTTCCCTCGGAGGTTCAGGCTCTGCTGGGGTCACCAGACAGCGTGGGATTCCGCGACCTGCTCGGGAAGCACACCGAGGTTGTGTGGTGGTATTGGCGCGGCATTCGCCTGTACGGCGTGGTCTTCAACTCCGACACGAACAACCGTCCGATCGACGTCTGCGACCGCTACTGCTTGAACCGCCTCAGCGAAGGGCGGCTCATGCCACCCTGCCGGAGCACACCGGTGAGGCGGCGAACTGCGAACCGGACGCGCCATGCTATCCGTGAAGGTAGAGTCGGGAGACGGTGTTGTGAGGGAAAAGCCGCTGCAGATTCCATGAGTATCACCGACAGGTCGGTGAAGGCAACGGCCTGACCTGGCGTGCTCGGGAACTGCACAGGAGACCGGCTTACGGTCGTCTGTGCCTCACATCTGGTGTTGGGCGGAGAAAGCAACCACCCTATGAAGAAGCTTACGAAGAAAGACCTGGAGCCGCTGCCACAAATCAAAGAGCAAATCGAGCGGCTCAGGCAGACATATGAGGCCTTTGCGAGTCTCGCAGGGGAAGATGTGTCCCGGTTGAACTTTGGACCTGAGTTTCCAAAGCAACTGAATGCCACACTTGCAAAAGTTGCCGCCGCTATTCAGAGAGCGATGAGGCCGGTTGAGCAGGCACGTGACCTCGTTCGACAGCAGCTGGAAGCCGAACCAGGCGCTGCACCGAAAATCGGTCCGCGACGTTGGTCGGCAACTGGGAAGCCAGGGAGGGGCCGGCTTCGGTGAGCTGATCGTTCCGCCTGACGCGGCACGACGCGTCCTGAGCATGATCACGCTTGGTTATCTATTGTTCTGTCTGGGGTGCCTGATCGCCTTGGCTGGTGATATTGGGTTCCTCGTCATCGCCCGTAGGAGTGGACCCGCGTGCTTCTGGAGTTGCATGCTCCTGCCGCCAGTATCCCTCATCTTCTTCATTCTGAACCTGAAGGCGACCTGGAAGCCTGTGGGTATTTCACTGGTCGGGCTAGTGATGGCGGGTCTTGGTTGTCAGATCGCGGGAATGGACTTTTTCGAGTGGACGAATTGACATGCAGATGAGGTCGAATATTGCGAATTGAGCCAACTTCCCTGCGCCTGATGGCTGCTCGCACCTTACGCCGTTCCCTCTGACCGCTGCCCGTCATCTAACTGCGCCGGCTTCAAGCCGCCCGAGATGACTGCCGCCGCGTCAATCATCAACTCGCAGTCGAGGTAGTGGTTGTCCCGGCGCTTCTGAATCCACAGCACCTTGATCCGCCCGCGCGAGTCCTCGCGTTCTTCCCGGACCTCCGCCGTCATCTGCTCGATGTAGTCGCGGCCCGTCTGCTTCGGGATGGTCCACTGGCCCACCACTCCATGCGTGAACAAGGCCAGATGGTCTTTGATGCTCGGATTGGACCACTGGAAAAGCGGCAGGTGCCGAGGCGCCCGTGACTTCCGGCTTCCCAAGTTGGGATCGACCAGCACCCGCCGCCACGTCCGGCGCACGGTCTTGCGGGTCCGCGGGTCCTGTCCCAGGAACCACTCCGCCTCATCCCCTTTCATCGCCTTCCACCCGGCGCCCATGCAGAACCGATACACCTCCGACGCTTTGAACCCCGAGTCGATCATGGCGTTGACCAGCGGGACCTTCAGTTGCTGCCGAATCTGCTCCAACTCAGTCGTCGTGGCGCAGCGGCCTTAGGCCAGTAACCGGCTGGCGGCCCCTGGCCCGAAGGCGCGTGCCACCCAAAAGTAGTGCTCACCCCCGCGGGCCTGCCGGTCCGCCGCCAGGAACCGCGTCTGTTCCAAGGGCCACGGATCGCCGAAGTCGTAATCCCCTTTCCGTTCCAGCAGGTAGTCATCTCCGGTCACCATCCACCGGTCCAGGTCCCAAGGTTCCCCCAGGGTCTCGGTGACGAAGGTGAACATCGGCTCGATGTCCCCACCCACCCGCATCGCGTCCACCGCCGCCAGGAACTCTTCCACGATCGACCGCCACTCGATCCAGTGCGGCAGCAGGGCGTTCCACGTGTAGCTGACCCGCGATCTCGGGGCGTTGGGGTTCTGCGGGACAAAGCGCCCATGGTTCTCAATCCACCGCCGGTCCACGGGCGTGTCCTTGATCCGGTGTCCGCACCCGGCGCACTCGAAGCGGATCGTCTCGGCCAGGGCGTCGAACCGCCACTTGCCTTCGGGCTTGGTCATGTCGTTCGAGTCCCACTTCAACTGCTCGAACTTGAGGGGCTGAAGCTGACCGCAGGCGGGGCACTCGAAGTTCCAGACGCGTTGGTCCCCAGCGCGGTAGGCGGTGTCCATGGCGTCGCCCTTGGTCCCCGGCGTCGAGATGAGGAACCGGCGCGAGTTCCAGAAGGACCGTGTCCGCTTCAGAAGCAT